TCGGCGTTCTGCTTCGCCGTGTTGGCGGCAGACGCGGCGTTGTTCGCAGCCGTGGTAGCAGCGTCCGCGTTCTGCTTTGCCGTGTTGGCGGCTGATGCGGCGGTGTTGGCGGCATCTGCCGCGTCATTCGCGTTCTTCGCGGCGCTGTTGGCTGTGCTCGCCGCAGTGTTGGCCTTGTCAGCGGCGGTGTTCGCCGCGCTCGCGGCGCTGTTTGCGTTCTTTACCGCCGTCTCTCCACGGTCGATGAGGTCTTGCACGGCATCGTCCCAGTTCTGCGCGGGCTGCTGCCCGTCAAGAGCGCTGCGCAGGATTTCGATAGCGAAGCGCTCCGTTGAGTAGGTCGCACCGTTCTTTGTGATCGTGAAATATGCTTCGTCGGTGTAGCCTGACACGCTGCATAGCTTCGATTCGTCAACCGTGATCGTGGCGGCGTTTCCGCTCACCGAGCACTGGCCGCGATAGTAGTTCCGCTTGTTCGGCAGCAGCACTACAAGCCATGCCGTAGCTCCGGAAAGCGAGAACTCAGCGCCGTTGTCGTAGATAAGCGCCTTGATTGTGGTTCCGCCATCGTCGCCCTGACCAACCTTGATGCAGGTTCCCGCGCCCTCCTTCGAGATATCGAGTTCAAGCGTCCGTGTGTTGCTCATCACTCGCCGCCTTCCTCGCCGGTTCCGTAAGCGAGCGCGCGGAGGGCTTCGAGCGCTTCGGCGAAGCTCATAGCAGATCGCGCCTTGCTAGACACGGGCTGCACGTCAGCGCTCGCGGCGACGGCTGGCACGCTCGCGGCCAGAGCGTCGAACACATCGACAACAGCCTTCATGCGGTCATCGACGTACAAGGGCTGAACGAGCGTGAAGGGCTGATCGTCGTTGATTGGCTCCTTCACGTCTTCCGGCTGCACGACGGTTCGGTTTCCGTCTTCGTCAACTGCAATGAAAATCATTCCGTTGCTCGCGGCGCGGTTGATAAGCTCTTCGTCGTATTCGGTCACCATCGCTTCGCAGTTGCCTATCGGGTCGTGCAGCATGTGATAAAGGGTCTTGCTCATCGTTCCTCCTAGTCGAAGTTGCATACCGTGCAGAAGCCGTCTACAAAGTCGATGCTTCGCGTTGCGTTCCACCATGTAATCGTGCCGTCGCCGTCATCCTGAATCTTGCTGATGTAATGCAGCGTGCATTCTTTCGTGATCGCATGCGTTGTCGTGGTGCTCTCGCTGCTAGATGCAGCGGCGGAAATAAGCGGCGTGGTGATTCGTATATGCTGGTTTCCCGTCAACTGAAGACCGGCCGTTAGCTTCCCGGTGCTAAAGTCTCGCATGTGCGCTGAGAAGTCGATAGTCCCGATCTGCGTTCCGTCTTCGTAGCCTGTAATCTCGCCACTGGCAAGACGGATGAGGTTTGAAGCAGAACCGCATTCGAACGTACCGTTAGCGTCAATATTGTTTGCCGTCATGTAGTTTGTCGTAAGCGAACCGGTGTTGAGGTTCCACGTGCTGCGACCGTATCTGTCACTGATGATGCCCGTTTCAATGTAGGTGGCATTGATATAGACTTTGCCCCCGCTGAGATAGATTCCCTGCGTAGCGCCGTTGTTCGTCAAGCGATTGAAAACATCGCGTTGCGTGAGTGAATCGTCTAACGCGTCCACCTTGTCTTGCGCCTGTTTCTGCTCAATCATGTTGCTTGCTTGGCGCGCCGCAGAGTTGTACGTCTTGATGCTGGCGGCATAGTCGCTGTAAGCAATTTCGTAGAGCTGCATAGCGTCGGAAAGCTCTTCTGCGGTCGTGGTGTCAAGAACGTTCTGAATCCTCAGAAGCAACTTCCCGTGAGTTCCGTTAGCACTGAACACCGCTTCGTATTGCGTCCGAAGAACAGCCTTGAACTGCGCATCGAGATACGAACTGTTGTATAGGCTGTTGTACTCGCTTTCGAGGTCTTCGCTCTCCTTTTCCACGGTTTGCAGAATCTTAGACACCGCCGCGTGCTCGGCTTCCGTTATGATGCCGTCTTCGGCTATGCCGTCCATCGTCTTATCGAGTTCGTCAAGCCCGGTGAAAAGGTCTTCAACGCTCGTGTCGCCGAGCATAGCGCCAGCGGAAAGCGAGAACTCGCCGCTGGTCAAATCCCAGAAGTTGTTTCCCTTCTCGTCGGTGAGCAGACCGGCGCGCACGCGGTCGGCCTTCATGGTGCCAGCATTGATAACATCGGCAGTCACCATGCCGCCCGTGAAGAACGTTCGCCAATCCCATTGACCATCTGACGTAAGGCCAGCGGCCAACCGCTGACCGCGCCCGTTGACGTTGATAGCCCACATGTCGGCGGTCGCCTTGACCGGCAAACCCGTTTCGGGGTTCAGCGGTACATTGCTCCAAATCTCGCCAAGCTCGAACGTCTCGACATGGTAGGTGCCAACCGCGTTGAACTGAGCGTTGAGCGCTTGCTGAAGCTGAATGAGCCACGATACCGACGTGCCAGCCGCAGCGTCGTAGAGCGCGTTTTGCTGGCTGTTGCTCTTAAGCGCGTTGTTGACGCTCTGCCACATGTCGGCCATCGTGTCCGTAAGTGTGCCGAACGTAACGGTAGCGTCTCCGGTGAGCAAGTCGCGCTCAATCTGAGACACGCGGCCATGAAGGCGCACGCCCTCGGCAGAAAAGCCCTTGTCGATGATCGCCACGTCATCACCCACGCCCACGCCCTCCCATGAGCGCCCAAATGCGTAAAGGTCGATGACCGAAGCGGTGTAGGTTACTTTCGGCTCCTTCACCTGCTCTAGGTAGTCTTTCGTTTCCTGCAAGAGCTGCGCCGCGTCCTCGCACTGCTCGTTGACGTATGACGCGACGGCGGGAAGAATGCCGCCCTCGCCGTCAGGGTGCCCCCAAACGGTTGTAGCTTCGGCATCCTCCACGTAGTCTTTGCCGCCGTTGATATCGCCGAAGGTGAGACGGCGACCGTAGCCGCCGCCCTCAGTCTCAACGCCCTTGCCGTATCCGTAGACGCGAGTTTTCGGGTTGTCGCTCGCAACGGAGCGCTTGACGGAAACGAGGTCTTTAGTCCACGTGAACCGCTTAGCGCTGTGCTGGTTGCCGCGCTTCGCGCGCACGCTCACGCGGCGGCTAACGATGCGCGCGCCGTCATGGACGATGAGCGTTTCAAGCTCGCCGCCCCACGTCTCGATGATACCGGCCAGCCCCTCGCGCACGCTCTCATGGTAGAAGGTGCGCGAAGCGGTGCCGCCCTGATCGCACGTGCCAACCTCCCAGCGCGTGTCTGCGAGGATTGACGCGAGGGCTACCGCAACGCTGCCGGAAGGCCGCTTATCGTCCAGCCAGTCATCCCACGTCTCGTTCACCGAGTTGATGCAGACGGCTTGCGTCTCAGGCGCGCCGTCATCATCGTGTACCCTGTCGATGGTGTCAACGATGTGTTCGTGGCACACGCCCTGAAGGTCAATCCAGACTATGCGGTCGCCCTTCACGAGGTCTTCGGCGCACGTGATGCCCAGCTCGTCGGTTCCGTCCAGCGCGTCGGTGTGCGTTGCGGCGCTCACCGTGAGCCGCCCCAGATTGTCGCCCCAACGGCTGAAACGGGTGAAGCCTATGCGTCTAATTAAAGCCATCGTTCCACCCACTCTAGTACCGCCGTGCCGCTGGTGATGTTCAGGTGGCACCGCCCGTTGATTTCGAAGTAATCCGAATCAATCGTTACCGGCGCGGTCTGGTTGTTGACCGTCGCGTGCTCGGTCGCCATGTCAAGACGTATGGTGCTCGAAGACGTGAGCGGCGTGTTGACAGCCACGAACTCGCCGGTATCGACGTTCGTAATCCGCCACGTGCTGCCAGCGGCGGGCTTCGCCGTAACTTGCAGGTGAGCGGGGCGGTTGCCGCCAGCGTTGACGTAGACGTTGCCCGCCGAAACCTCCATGCGGCGCTTCTGGCCGTAATAGTCGGGGTCGCCGACATGGAAAGTGACGGTGGTAGTCGGGCAATCGTCGGTGATCTCGTCTAGGTCGGTGCTTCCGCTCACGATTGCGAGCAGGTAGCGCGTCGGGTCATCCGGCAGGTAGAGCGGCGCGGGTTCGTCAGTCCATAGAGCCGCCGCGAGCTTGTGCCGCATCTCCGCGACCTCGCGGCGGTCTTCAGTCCTAAGCCAAATCTCAACGGGAAGGTCGTAGCCGCCACGGTAGGCGCTCTTGAAGACCTCGCCATGCCGCCCCGGCACGCTCTCGAACGTCGCGTTGACGGTCGCCATGATGGGGCGGCGCACCTTGCAGTAAACCAGCTTCGATAGGTCGGTGCCGTTGAAGATGATTCGGTCGTGCTGGTTCCTAGTCCGTCTAAGTTGCAACTGGCACCCCCCTTTGCTTCAGCTTGCTTGCGATGCCAGCGCCGATCTGCTGGCCTGTCTCGTATGCGTCTACGCCGTCAGCGACCGTGGCGTAAACCGTCACGGCGACGTTAACGGGCTGGCTCGGCGTGTCAGCGAACCGCGAGAAGGCGCGGTTGACCGACGTTTCGATGAAGCCTTGCAACTGCTTCTCAGGTGCGATGAACTCGCCGCCAGCTTCGCCAACGCCGACGATTGACGGCTCATCGAAGTAGCCGCCGCGCGCGTACCAACTGACGCTCACGCTCGGTAGTGAAATCGGGCCGAACTCGTTCCAGCTCACGTTGAAGTGCGGAAGCTTTGGCTTCGGAATGCTTATCTTGATTCCGCCGAAGGCGTTCATGATCTTCTGCGGAATGCTCGAAATCGCGTTCCATGCGCTTTCGATAGGGTTCTCTATGAAGCCCCGAATGCTGTTGAACACGCCCTGCACCTTCGAGCCAAGGCCGGGAAATCCCAGCTTGTCGCCGATTCGGTCTGCGATGCTAACCGCCGTGCTCTCGGCAGCGTCAAGCTTCGAGCCGATGTTGTCTTTAATCGCGTTGAAGGCGTTTGCCGCTTGGCTCTTCGCCGTCTCCCAGTCGCCGTTCATCGCGGCTTGCAGAGCGCCAGCCGCAGAACTGCCAACCGTCTTCGCGGTGTTCATGTCGTTCTGCACCGTGGAAGCGATTTGCCCGAAGGCCGAATCGGTGTTGCCGGTTAGGTTGTTCCACCAGTTAGACACGGTATCGACCGCGCCTTGTGCGAGGTTACCGACGTTGGTTTTAAGATCGTTCCAAGCGTTCGAAGCGCCGGTTTTGATGTTCTCCCAAGTGTCGGAAGCACCTTGCTTCAACTGCTCCCACTTCTCGCCAACTCCGGTGCAGAAATCAGAAACGCCGGTGCTGACCTGCTCCCAGATTCCGCCCCAGAACTCAGGCACGCCAGCGAAGAAATCCTGCCCTCCCTGCCACTTCTCGGAAATCCAGCCGGTGAAGTCAGACCACATCTGCTTGCCGGTCTCGGTCTGCGTGAAGAACCACGTAAGGCCAGCGACGGCGGCTGACACGGCGGCTACGCCAAGGCCGATAGGATGCGCGGCGATAAGACCGGCAAAGCCCGTCCAACCGCTAGAAAGCGTGCCGGTGAGCATGCTTCCCAGACCGCCCGCCTTGGTGACGATGTTTGAGAAGCCGGTTCCGATCTTGCTTAGAAAGCCCGTGTCTCCCATGAGCTTCTTAGCGCCGCCCCAAAGCTCGCCAGCGGTCTTGAATGCGCTTCCCACGCCCTCTGCGGCTTCCATCGTCTTACCAATGGCGGTTGTCACGCCGCCGAAGGCGACCGCGCCGAGCGCGAGGTTGTTAACAAGCGTCTGCTGCTCTGGCGTTAGGCTCTTGTACCAGCCCGTTACGGCTTCGAGCGCGGGCGCGAGCGTGTTAAGAAGGCTCGTCCCGATCTCGGTTACGGCGGTCTTGACTGGCATTGCCGCTTCGCCGAGTTCCTGCATGCTCTGGTTCATCTCGTTCTGCGCGTCGCGCGAAGCGAGAAGGTCTTTATTCGTCTCTTGGTACTGCTGTCCAGCTTCGCCGAGAAGCCCGTTGAGCGTTTCGGTTATGAGCGTAGACCGCTCTTGCTGGTCGCTGCACGACGCGAGGGCGGCGTTGAACGCGTCTTCTTTCGTCTGACCCTCAGCTATCGCTTGGTTGAAAGCTGCTTGCGCGGAAGAGTTGCCGGAAAGCGCCGCGCTCCACTGGTCGGCGGAAATCTTCGACCAATTGAGGGCATCGGATAGGCCAGAAACGGCCTGTCCGGTGGAAGCGGCCTCTTGGGCACCCTCGGCAAGGTTGGTGATAGGAAGAGCGTCACCGAACACCGCAAAAGCGCCAGCGGCAATATCTGTCCACTGTTGAAGCTCTTGCTCGTTCGTGGTCAGACGCGCCAAGTTCTGTGCCGCTTCTGTCGCGGTGTCTTCCTCTCCAAGGATGCGGTAGAAGCTCGAATAGACGCTTTGCGCCGTCTCGGCGGTGCTCCCCGCCTGAGTAAACGCAACTTCAAGCTGACCGCTGCGCTGTATCGCTTCTTCTTGGCTCGATGCAAGGCCGGTCAGTGCGCCAGCAGCACCGATAATGCCGCCAGACAAAGCGGTTCCTGCGCTCGAAACCTTAGACCCTGCGTTTGAAATAGCGTCGGCGTTGTCCTCGATGGTCTGACCGAGCTTGCCAATCGCCGTCTTCGAACCTTCGGCCTGTCTCGCCGTGTCCGCAAGCTCGCTGCCGTAGTTGTCAAGCTGGCGCTCGCACTGCATGATTGCGCGCTTCAGGCTGTCGTACTGCCGTTCTTCCTGAGCGGTGAGTTGCGCGCCGCTCTGCTTCTTGCTCTCCAGCTGCGCGAGCGCTTGCTTGTAAGCGTCAAGCTTCTGCTTCGTCTCGCCGTAGGCAGAGTTGAGCGCCTTTACCTTCTGCTCTAGCAGCTCGGTGTTTCCGGGGTCGAACTTCAGCGCTCTGTTGATATCGCGCAAGTCGCTTTGGGTGTCGCGCGATGCCTGCTGAACCTTCTTCAGGGCGCTTTGAAGCTCGGTCGTGTCGCCGCCGAACTTGATAACAAGCCCCTTGTAAGTGACCGCCACGTAATCACCCCTCTTCGGTTGTCAAAGTCCCATGAGTGCTTGAAGCAACGCGCCCTCGCGGGTGCGCTGCCGTCAAGAACTCACTTCATGTCACGTCATGACCAGAACGCGGCTTCGGCCTTGCGCGCCTTCTCGTCTTCGTCGTAGTGCGCCGCAGCGTCGGCGTAGAACGCGTTGATCTCCAACAGGTCTTGCACCTGCCGGTAGCTCATCATCTTAAGGTCTGAAAGCGTCAGGCCGCATTGCTGGCAGTTGTAGATGTATCGCGCGTCGCACGCGTCTTGCAGGTTACTTGGAAGCGGCGGCGCTGGCCTTTTCGGCTTCCTCGGCTTCCACTGCATCTTGCGCGGCGCTTGGAAAAAAGTTGTCCATCACAATACGCATCACGTCGGTAGCCCAACCGTCCTTGCGCTCCAAGTCGTAGCCATCGGCGGGGAAGGACGAAACCCACTCATCGAACTTCTCATCGAACTGAGGGTTTACCGTCTTGATGCACGCGTAGAAGATTTCGAGAAGCGGCACGAGCGGTGGGAATCCGAACTTGTCCAAGTTCTCCAAGATCGCGCCGGTATCCTCGTTAATGTCCTTCGGTCGCATGGTGCCGTTGGGCTTCACGACATTGAAGCAGCGGGAAAAGGCAATCGGAGTGAATGCGTTGAAGGTCGCTTCGAACTCCTTTTCGCCAACCTTGATAAGCATTCGCAACCTCCTACTCGGCCGGGGTCTTGTGCGCAAGCTCGATATCGACCGCATCAAAGAAGGTGTCGTAATCGGCAAGCCCGGTAAAGCTGTCGTAACCGCTCGTGCGAATGTCGGTTGCGGGAATGGTGACGGGTCGCCATGTGAACGGATAGTCAAGCTGCGTGATCTCTGGCGTGTCCTGAACGGTGTTAAGCTCCTGCGTCGGCTTCGAGAGCTGGCACATGAGAAGGCATCGGCGGCGACCGAGCACGTGCCCCGGCTGCTCGCACATGAACGCGAACTTCTTAGGCGTGCGGTCGGCGCTAAGGATGGTTCGCCCGTCCTGCGCGATTTCGTAGCCCACGAGGTCTGCGATGAGCTGCCGCAGCTCGGCGGTGCTCTCGGTGTCGTAGAAGCTCATGGTTCCAGATCCGCCGTTGTCCTGCTGCTTGTCAAGCCACGGTTCGTTGTCGGCGTAGCTCGTTGCCGTCTCAACTGTAGGCTCCATGCTGATAGCGACGGTGCCCGCGACGTGCACGGGGTCTTCGTAGGTAAGCGCGTCTTCGTCGGTGCAGATCGCGAAATGCGAGTTCTTCACGCCGAAGAATCCGTTTCGTGCCATTTGTTTTCTCCTAACTCTCGGCGACGTTCACAGTGAACGCCGCTTCGGTAAGCTCTTCTGAATCAATGTTCGTGATGCTCAGCGTGAACGAGCACTCTGCGGCTTCGAGCGCATCGCGTATGCGTTTCTCGGTCGCGTAGTCGCGGTGCCGCGTGTAGAGCGCGATATCGTAGGGCATCCACGAAAGGTAGGTGCCGTTGTCCGCGTAGGCCGCTTCGTTGTAGCCCGCGACAAGGCAGATGAAGGGCGGTGCCGGTTCCTCACCGTCAGCGAAGCGCTGGTTAGCCCACGGGATGCCGAGCGAATCGAGAACGCCGCAGAGCGCCTTTAGCTCAATCATCGTCCGTCGCCCCCCATCTCCGCGAACTCTCGCGCCACTTGGTCTGCAACCTTCCTGATAACGCCGTCGCCGGGAACGGTGCCGTAATCCTCGCCAGTCTGGTTCGTGATCTGGTGGCCGTTCTCCAACAGGTGCGTTAGCTGGTATCGCCGGTTGTGCACGGTGCATTCGGTGCCCGTCTCATCGGTCTTAACATCGGCCTTCCAGCCCTTCTTGTAAGCACCGGTGCGCACCTTGCTTTCTTGCTTCAACAGCTTTACGGCGCGCCTTCCGGCTTCGCCCGCGTTCTCAGCGAGCGCGGAAACGTTGTCTTCCACGCACTCTTTCATGCAGCTGCTTATGAACCGCTCGATGCTCTGCTCAGCCACGGTCGCCCACCACCTCAGCGAGCGTCAGGCGCACGAAGTCGGGGCTTGACCTGTCAACGCGCGCGACCGTGAGCCGCGCGCCGTCGAACTCGACTAGCCGCTCACCTTCGTATGCGCTCTTGCGAATCTGCAATACGGCTTCGGGGTGTACGCCAGCGGCAGCGGCGGCGTAGTAGGCGGCATCGCCCATAGAGAAGACGTTGCAGAACACCTTGCGCTTTGTTTCCTCCGTCTGCTGCACGCCGTATTCGTCCTTCTGGACGGTCTTAGCGATGAGCTGGCACGTGCCAGCCCACATGCTCATTTCACGCCCCCGAACTCCGAGCTGCCGCGCATCATGGTTAGCAGATCGTCGAAGCTCTGAGTAAGGCGGTCGGCATCGGGGTTGTCCATGCCGAAGTTCGCCTTGCAGTAGACCTTCACCGCGAGCCGAACCGTGCTGTTCGAATCGTCGGCGGCTACGGCATCGGCAACGCCGCCCGCGCGCATCGCGGCGCGGGCGGCTTCGATGAGGTCTTCGATCTCAGCGTCAAAGTCGGTGCAGTCGGCGGGAATCCTCAGCGCTTCGCGGCACGCGTCAAGCAGCTTCGGCTTCTCTGCCATGCGGCACCTCCTAAGCCTTAACGGCGGTGCCGATGGTGAGCTGGCCAAAAGACTTAGGCACGACAAGCCCGCCGTCGAAGAGCAGGTATCCGTCAAAGCAGCGCTTCTGAGTACCCGGCTCGACGTAGGGCGTAACGTCCACGCCGTCGAAGATGTTTCCACGGAACAGGTCGGGATAGCCCGCCTTGATGATGCCATCGGCCATAGAATCGTCGCGCTTAACGAGCTTGCCGAAGATATGACCCTCAACGGCGGGGTCTTCGGTCTTCTCGTCCACGAAGTAAGAGCGCCCGTTGGCATCCTCGACCATAGCAATGTGGTTCCAAATGGTGTTGCCGTTGGCGTAGATAATGCAGCCCTTCGGCGCGGGGTTGCCGTAGGTGTAGAGCATGCCCAGAAGCTTGGTGATATCAGCCTTCTTCAGGGTGCCAGCGGTGGCGCAGTTAATCTTGTTGCCGGAATCCATGCCGAGCGTGCCGTCAACAGTCTTGGCGTGGACACGCGCGTTGGCGGCGACGGCAAGGCGCGCGCCGGTCTCGTTGACGATGTACTGCTCAAAGCCGCTGATAGACTGAACCGCCATCTTGCGGCTCATCTTGACGGTCTTCTTGATCTCCTCGCCCGTAAGGGTGATGGTGTCGAACTCGTTCTTCTCCTCATCGGCGGGCGCTGCCCCCTCATCGGTCTTCGCAGCGTCACCAGCCTTGATGCTCTTATGACGGATAAGCTCGAACTGGTGCGGGAAGTTGTCCTTGTGGATATCGCCGTAGAGAACAGCCGTGTTGTCAATC